AACAACTCAAGCAATACAAGGGTTCTATTACTAACTTAAACAAGCAGTACGAGACCCAAAAAGAAATGCTTGAGCGTGTCGCTAAACAGTCCGGAAGAACAAGCGATGAATACCGCAAGCAAAAGCAACGTTTGGATGAAACGGCTACTAGCCTAGCGCACACCAGAAACGCTGCCGATAAGTTGAATGATGAGATTGAACAAAGTCAACGCTCTAGCACGTTCATTGGTCGCTTAAAGGATAGTTTTAAACGTTTAGGAAGTGAAGTCAGTGAGACTGAAACAAAAACCTCACGTTTGAAGGGTATCTTTGGCGCTACGTTTGCCGCTAATTTGATTAGCAACGGTTTCCAAAACACATTGGGAGCTATCAAAGGTAAGTTTGACGAAATCGCCCAATCCAGTGCCGAATACGTTAAGTACCAACAAACCATGAACGCCACTTGGCTAACGCTTACCGGTAACGCTGAAGAAGGTAAGAAGATGGTCGATATGACCAACCAAATGGCACAAGCAGCGGCTAACTCAACTGAAATGGTTGACGGTATGAACCAGAAATTCTATGCCGTAACTCACAACACCGAGTTAACCAAACAGCAAACACAAGCCATCTTGACCTTGCAAGATGCGTTTGGTCAGACCGATGCAGCCGTTGAGAATTTCGCTACTCAGTGGGCTCAAATGATTGCCAATGGTAAGGTTCAAGGACAAGACATGATGTCAATTATCAATGTCTTCCCGGAAATGAAAAACCAACTTAAAGAAGTGGCAGCACAAGAGCTTGGGATTGCAGACATGACCGCAGATAAATATGCGGAACTCCAAAAAGACGGTAAGATTACCGCTGAGATGGCACAGAAAGCCTTGTTTGAGTTGCAAGATAAATACAAGGACGCTACTGCCAATTTCTCAACAACAATCGGCGGTCTTGAAAGAACAATTCAGTCTCGTATGCCAGCGGTGGTCGCCGCCTTCCGTGATCCAATCGACAAAATGAAAAACCCATTCTTGCAACAGATTGGTAATTGGGTTGCTGACCCTAACACTGAAACTAAGTTTAAAGACTTAGGGGAACACGTTTCTAAAGGTCTAGGCACTATCATGGACGCATTCTCTAAAGTCTTTAATCTCGGTAATGGTACAGATAAACTTAATGGCTTAATGGACGGTCTCAATAAGTTTGTCGATAATCTTAGTAAGAGCATTGCTAACAACGCCCCTAAAATTGTAGCTTTCTTTAAAGAGGTTAAAGACAGCCTTAAGGCAACGTGGAGCATCGGTAATGATTTTGGTGCTGGTATTTGGGAAGTTGCCATTGACATGATTAAAGGTGTCGCTGGGGCTTTCAATTTAATGACTGGCAACGGTAAGAAGGCTAAAGGACCAGTCACATCACTATCTAAGGCTTTGGGTGGTATTGCAAAACACAAGACGGCTATTAAGACAGTCGGTTCTTTGTTTGCTGCTTATTTCGTAGGTTCCAAGGTCGCTCTTGGAATAACGGCAGTAGTCAAAGGTATTCATGCGTGGAGAACTGCTACCGTCGGGATGACCGCAGCACAAAAATTATTGAACCTAGCTTTGGCATCCAACCCTATCGGTTTGATTGTGACTGCCGTAACACTAGCTATCACTTCGTTAGTGTTACTCTACAAACACAACAAGAAGTTCAAAGAGTTTGTAGATAATATGTTTAAGGCTGCCAAGAAAGCCTTTGAAAAAATCTTCAAAGTGACAAAAGAAATCTTTGGTAAAATCATTGATTTCTTCAAAAAGGATTGGAAACAAGTCCTTTTATTTATTGCCAATCCTATCGCTGGAGCTTTTGCTCTGATCTACAAGCACAATAAGAAGTTTAAGAAGTTTGTCGATAACACAGTGGACCATGTCAAAGATATGGCTAAAGGCGTTGAAAAACACATGAGCTCCCTTAAGAAAGACTGGGGCGAAAAGTGGGACAATGTCAAGAAATTCGCATCTAAAACATGGGAGAACATCAAGGGCAATGCTAGTGAAGCGATGATTGCTCTTGGTAAGGATATTGACAAAAACCATAAGGGTATCAATAAGAACTGGTTTGATGGTTGGGAAAACTCTAAGAAATTCCTATCTAAAAAATGGGATGAAATCGGAGCGTTAACACAAGAGAAATTTGGTGTTAACATTACCAAACTAATCACGGATGCCTTAACCAACATTGGTAATTTCTTCAAGAATACTTGGGACAATGTTAAAAAAGGTTTTGGCGAAATGTGGGATGGCATGAGAAAACTTGCCGGTGACGGTATTAATGCTGTCATTGCCTTGCCTAATGCTGGTATTGATGGTATTAACAAACTGATTTCTGATTTCGGTGGTAGCAAAGAGGCTATCTCTAAAATTCCGAAAGTTAAGTTTGCTGGCGGTACTGGTATGTTTAGCTCATACCGTAACCAAATCACCAAGCCTACGTTAGCTACTCTTAATGATGGCTACGATAGCCCAGAGACCAACAACCAAGAAATGGTAATCTTGCCTAACGGCAAGTCATTCTTGCCACAAGGCAGAAACGTTGAGTATCTCTTGCCGGCTGGTTCGGAAGTCATCAATGCTAGTGAACTGGCCATGCTTATGGGCGTTGAACGTGGAGCGTTTGCCAAAGGTACTGGTTTCTGGTCTAAAATCTGGGATACGGCTACAAACGTGGCTGGCTCAGTGTGGGATACCATGAAAAACGGTGTCGATAAATTCATGAAAATGATTGAGTTTGTCACCGATGTCGTTAAAGACCCAGTCGGATCATTGGCTAAAAAATTCAGTCCTAATGCTGATAAGTTAGCTGGTATGTTTAACCCACTTGGTAACGCTCTTTACAAGAAACCAGTCGAAGAAGCTAAGAACTGGTGGAAAGAGCTTTGGTCTATGGCCAGTGCCTCTATGGATGAAGGCACGGTGGCAATGGGTGCTAAAGGCGATGACTACCGTTTCAAGGATAAGGCTAAGGATGCTGGTGCTGACCCGTGGGGTTATTTCTACCGTGAGTGTGTATCCTTTGTTGCCAGTCGTTTGGCTAACCTTGGTGTTAAGCCTAGCTTGTTTAGTCACCTCGGAAATGGTAACCAGTGGATATCTGCCAGCGTGCCACACTTAAGTAGACCTAAACCGGGTACGGTAGCGGTCTACACTGGTGGTCCTGTTTCAAGCAACCACGTTGACTTTGTCACAGCCGTTCATGGTGACACCTATGATGGTGAAGAGTATAACTATGGCGGTAATGGTCAGTATCACCAATACGCAGGCCGTCACATTGCTAACGCTGCTACTTTCCTTGACTTTGGGGTGCGTGATAGTGGTGGTGGCGGTGAAGACAATAGCAAACCACTTAAGGACCGCAACAGTCCACTTCAAACCTTGATTAAACGACAAGTTGGTGGCATGTTCGATTGGATTAAGAAAACCCTTGGTCCATTGCTCAGCCCAGCCGGTGGTGGTGAAGATGGACCACAAGGTACAGGCGTTTCTCGTTGGCGTGAATCTGTTGTTAGAGCCTTGAAGGCAAACGGATTGCCTACCAGTGATGACTATGTAGGAGCTTGGTTGCGTCAAATCCAAAGTGAATCAGGCGGAAACCCCAATGCCGTCCAAGGCGGTTATGTTGACATCAACACATTAACCGGCGACCTTGCCAAAGGGTTGGTACAGACAACATCTAGTACATTTAATTCGTTCAAGCATAAAGGCCATGGGAACATCTTCAACGGCTATGATAACCTTTTAGCCGGGATTGCTTATGCAAAATCTCGCTACGGAAGTAATATGCTTCGTGTTATCGGACACGGGCATGGCTATGCTAACGGTGGTCTAGTCCGCAAAAACGGTGTTTATGAATTAGCTGAAGGCGATATGCCAGAGTACGTTATTCCAACGGATATCGCCAAACGTGGTAGAGCGTGGCAACTCCTTACTGAAGCAGTGGCACGTTTCGCCGGTGATGCCCCACAAGGCAACCACGATAGCACTTCAGACCGTGAGCGTGTTTCTGTTCTCGAAGATAAATTAGATGTCATGATTGGCTTGCTAAGTCAATTAGTAACCAACGGCTCTAATCCAATCGAGATCAGAAACGTCATTGACGGAAGAAGTGTGTCAAATGGGTTAGCACCCTTTATGACGAAAGCAACAAACGATTATGAACGCAGACAAGCGTTGCTAGGAGGTAGCATTATTTGATAGGAATGTCAGTAACTTATGACGGTAAGAACTTAACCGAATTATTCAACGAAGGGCAAGGGCGTACCGTTCCAGTGGACGTCACTAAGAACGTGGCATCTAACTTCAATAACAACTATCAAGACCAAGGGCGTAGGCGTTACGGTCAGCAATTCCTATATAGCACCTTGTCCGTTAAGCAGATTCAAGTATTGTTTACCCTAGTCGGAAACTACGACTACTTCAATACCATCGCTGAAACGCTGGGGGGCTATCTGAATGTAGACAAACCGAAACCATTGATTTTCGGCGATGAGCCTAACAAGGTTTGGGAAGCTATCCCGTCCGGTCAAGCGTCGCTTACCGTAGATAAGAACACCGCACCGATTACTGCAACGGTAACGGTTACATTCGATGTTCCGAAAAGCTACGGTGAGAACAAGGCACAAGCCTTGGTAAGTAGCGACGGTGAAACCAAGTACGGCAGCATTAAGAAAGTCTCTACTGGTCACTACAAGGCTACGTTGAAGAACTTTGGTACGGCTGAAACTTACCCAGATATTAAGCTGAAATTTAACTCAGATAATGGCTGGGTTGGGATTGTGAAGTCTTCTAGCGAAAGCTATGAGATTGGAAACCCTAATGAAGCCAATACCCGTACAGCTAAACAATCTGAAATTCTGTTCGACTATGTTTCTAATAACTGGATCACCAACGGTTTTGCGGTTGGTGCGAAAAATCAAGGGCGTTTTAATGATGATAGTCACTCACTCAATGGCACTCTTGCTATCGAAAACAATTGGGGCAGACCACACATTGCCTTAACAAACACTGGTGGTGGGGATAAATACCTACGAGGTAGTTCGTTAACATGGGAGATTCCGGCAGATAGTAATGGTCAAAAAGGCTCGTTGTATGAATATTTTTGGTGGAGACAAATATTGTGGCTGGGTGCTGCAAATCAATTCGGTTTCATCAAAATATCTGTAACAGACGCAAACGGTGTATTTCTCTACGGTGTAGAAACTTACAAACACACTAATGGTTTTGACTGCCATTATAATTTCCTAGCAGGAGATGGCAAAGGTGGTTATAAAGTCCTCGATAGAAAACATTTCTACGGGACACACGTTTCAACTGCTAACCCATTCAATGAACCACAAGGTTGGTCGGATGTTCAACGCTTTGATGATGTTCTTCAATTTTACTGGCAAGGGTCTTATCCTAAGTTCACCGTGCCAGAGATTAAAGGGAAAAAATCAGCTAAAATCCATATTGGTATTTTCGGCATCAAAGATTGGCCGTTGATCACACACTTGTATCTGGATAGTTTTGTTTACGCAAAGCATCACGTAGAGAAGGAAGAAGACATCCCTAACCGTTTCCGTAAAGGTTCTATTCTCGAAGTAGACATGGCTAAAGGTAAAACTTACGTTGATAATCTGCCTGCTCTTAATGAGCTAACTTACTTGTCCGAGCCGTTTAGCATTGGCACTGGTGAAACTGAAATCGACATCTACACATCAAGTTGGGTAAGAACTGACCCAACTATTGAAATTACTTGGAAGGAGCGTTATGTTTAATGCAAATTTGGATTCATGACAAGAACATGCGGAAAGTGTGCGCGTTGAATAATAACGTTCCTGGCATGTTGCCATACTCAAACAGTCAATGGCACACTTATCTTGAATACGCAACTAGTACATTCGATTTCATAATTCCTAAAATTGTAGACGGGAAGCTACATGACGATGTTAAATACATCAATGATGATATGCTTGTTTCGTTTTACTACGATAACACTTACCATGCTTTTTATGTGTCGCAGTTAGTCGAAAACGATACGACATTCCAAGTGACATGTAACAACACCAATCTTGAATTAGCACAAGAAGGGGCAATTCCTTACAAGAGTGACAATGCACAGACACTAGCTTGGTATCTGAACGACATGGGTTATCTTGGTTTTGCGAATATGGAAATCGGTGTCAATGAAGTCTCAGATAAAACTCGAAAAGTTGAGTTTGAAGCACAAGATACACGATTGGCACAGTTACGAAGTTTGATGTATAAGTTTGATGCTGAAATGGCATTTCGAACCGAGTTAAACAGAGATGGTACTTTGAAACGATTCATCATTGATATCTACCAGCAACCAGACGAAAATCATCACGGCATTGGTAAAGTTAGGGGAGATGTAGTCCTCTACTTCCAAAATGAATTGAAAGGTGTGCAAGTCACTAGCGACAAAACGCAACTTTTCAATGCTGGTAATTTTGTTGGGCAAGATGGTGTTAACCTTAACGATGTTGAGTTTGAGGAGAAAAATGAGTTAGGACAAGTAGAGTTTTACTCAAAACGTGGGAATAGCTTAGTGTTTGCCCCGCTGTCTAGGGAACGTTACCCATCTACCATGAATCCGGGCAATGCAGATAACTGGACACGCAAGGACTTCGAGACAGAATACAAGGACGTTAACGCTTTAAAAGGTTACGCCTTGCGTACTATCAAGCAGTACGCTTATCCACTCATGACCTACACCGTCGATATCCAATCCAGTTTCATTGAAAACTACAAGGATATTAACTTAGGCGACACCGTCAAGATTATTAATAATAATTTTAGAGGTGGGTTAGCCCTCGAAGCTCGTGTGTCTGAAATGGTAATCAGTTTTGACATGCCACTTAATAATTCAGTTGTGTTTACCAATTTCAGAAGGCTGGACAATAAACCGTCTGGCAGTTTGCAACAACGCATTGATGAGATTGTTTCCAAATCTCTACCATATCGTGTCGAGATCACGACTACCAACGGCACAGTATTTAAAAACGGGGTTGGTCGTTCGACTGTTCGACCAGTCTTGAAACAAGGTGATAAAACCGTTAACGCTACATGGCGTTTCGTAATCGACGGTGCTATTAAGTATGTGGGCATGACCTACGACATGGTAGCGGCACAGATTACCCAACCAACAGCCTTAACGGTTTCAGCATGGGTGGATAATAAAGAAGTAGCTTCGGAAGAAGTTACTTTTTTAAATGTCTCGGATGGTCGAAATGGTGTCAAGGGAGATAAAGGCGACCCAGGGCCAGCAGGCCCAAAAGGTGACAGAGGATTGCAGGGCGAACGTGGTTTACAAGGTTTGCAAGGGCCAAAAGGTGACCAAGGTATCCCTGGTATTAAGGGTGCTGATGGTAAAACACAGTACACTCACATTGCCTACGCTGACACGGTTTCCGGTAGCGGTTTTAGCCAAACCGACACTGACAAGGCTTTTATCGGTATGTACCAAGATTTCAGCACTACGGATAGCCGGAATCCACAAGACTATCGCTGGTCTAAATGGAAGGGTAGTGACGGGCGTGACGGTATTCCCGGCAAAGCTGGAGCGGACGGACGAACACCTTACGTCCATTTTGCCTACGCCGACAGCGCTGATGGTCGAACTGGTTTCAGTCTGACGCAGGACGGCACCAAGCGGTATCTGGGTATATGTACCGACTTCGATAAAGCGAATAGCACTAACCCAGCCGATTATGCATGGAATGACACTGCTGGTAGTGTGTCTGTTGGTGGTCGCAATCTCTTAAAAGGCTCGAAAGGACCTTTTAAGCCGGATAAAAAACCAGCGAATTTCGATAATAACGTTTTGTACAAAACAGAAACTTCTGTTTACTTAGAGCAAAACCAAAAATATCTCATCAGTGCAAAATCGGACGGTAATTTTACTGCTCTGCATAACGCAAATGTCGAGAGTGATAATGTGACACTTTGGCTGATTGATGATAAATACCAAAATTATCAGATTGTATCTGATTTAAAGACGGGGACTACAGGAACGCTGATTACTTGGGTTAAACCGACAGGGAACTATCATCTACGTGTCAACACATATCACAAAACAGCTAGCAAGTCTGTTTGGGAAGTAAAAATCGAAAAAGGAACAGTCAAAACGGACTGGACCCCTGCAATTGAAGATGTACAGGATGACATTGATTCTAAGGCTGACCAAGTTTTGACTCAAGCACAACTCAACAAGCTTAACGAAGTTAATTCTGTGGTACAAGCCGAGCTTGAGGCTAAAGCATCCCTTGACACACTTAATCAGTGGGTCAAAGCCTACCAAGATTTTGTTAATGCAAATAACGCTAATCGGACACAGGCTGAGAAGAATTTGGCTGATGCTAGTGCCCGTGTTGCTAAACTTGAAAACAATTTGAATGATATGTCAGAGCGTTGGAATTTTATCGACAGTTACATGACTTCATCAAATGAAGGGCTTGTTATCGGTAAAACCGATAACTCTAGCTCTATGTTGTTCAGCCCAAATGGACGCATTTCAATGTTCTCGGCTGGTAATGAGGTCATGTACATTTCACAAGGTGTGATCCACATCGAAAATGGTATCTTCTCAAAAACCATCCAGATTGGTCGCTATCGAGAAGAGCAGGATTTCATCAATCCTGACAGGAATGTCATTAGATACGTGGGAGGTAGTTAATCATGGTAGAATTTTGGTCAAATAATGACCGTGGATATCGCATTAGGCTGTGGATTGACCAAGTTGGACAGAATATCCAAAACAATACAAGTGATGTCCGTATTCGATTAGCATTGCTGAATCAAGGGTGGACATTTGCAAGCTATCAATGTTCTGGTTACGTCGATGGTTTTGGGCAACGAATTGACTACTCTGGTAGCCCAGCGATGCTTAACCGAAATTCAGAGATACAGTTGATTGACCGCACAATTACTGTCCGCCATGCTGACGATGGGTCTGGTGCCTTCGGTGTGCGTGCGCATTTCAACGGATCGGGTGGATACAGCCCTGAAAATCTAGACATTGGTAACCAAGGCATAACACTGACAACTATCCCAAGAGGAAGTTCGGTGAGCGTCCCAGAGGGATTCATTGGCAATCAAGTAGATATCACTATTGATAGGAAATTAGCTGGCGCTACGCACACACTGCGCTATTTTTGGGGTAACAAGCAAGGTAAAATTGCTGACAATGTTGGGGCATCGTTTAAGTGGACAATCCCAGCGGATTTTGCAAACGACATACCAGATGCGACAACTGGTCGAGGCACTATATATGTCGATACTTATGTAGACGGCAAATTGATTCAGACGCAGTCAACAACACTAACAGCAAGCGTTGTTACAAACAACATAAAACCCTCATTCACTGGGTTTACTTTGACGGATGCAAATGCAACGACTCAAAGGATAATTCCAGAGCCAACACATTTCGTGTCCATAATGTCGCTTGTGAAGATTGTCTTCAACGGGGCGCAAGCAAAAAACGGAGCTACGATAGCTGGGTACTACGCTGAAATTGTTGGTGCTAGCAATTCTGTTTCAACGAACGGCGGGGTATTCCGTGAGGTCGCTGTAAACAAAGATACTCAAATGACCTTGAGGGGGAGAGTTCAAGACTCTCGTGGGATTTGGTCTGATTGGAAAGAAGTCAAAATAACATTCTTGTTCTATTTCAGTCCAACGCTAAAATTTGAAGTTACCAGAAGTGGCTCAAAGTCAGATACACTAACCATCAAGAGATTTGCTAAAATAGCGCCACTAAGTGTGAATGGCGTTCAAAAAAATACCATGAAGCTGACTTTTACAACAACAAAAGTTGGAACGAGCAATGTTGTAGCGGACAACGGACAGGCTGGCGGTGAGTGGTCAAGTATTTCTGAATTCAAAGCCTCTAACGCAAATCTGGGCAAAGAATATCCCGCAGATACCTCATTCATAGTCATAGGCAAACTAGAGGATAGATTTTCGCCCTCGGAATTTCAAGCTACAGTGCCGACCGATAAAACTATCATGACCTATGATCAACAAGGCGTGGGTATTGGTAAATACCGTGAAAATGGGGCGCTTGATGTCAATGGATTGATTTATTCAGGTTCAAAGCCAATCCAGCACCACAAGCTTACGGAAGTTCAAGGTGCTGCGATTATTGAATATAACAACACGAATCTTGACGATTACAGAACAACGGGTTTCTTCTCGGTAATGAGCACGATGAAGAACTATCCTATCAACAAGCCTAAACCTACAGAGCAAGCAGGGTTCTTAGAAGTGATAGAGGGGCTGGGCGGTATCCATCAATCACTGACAACAAGTTCTGGCAGGTTCTTCAAACGAACCCTAACGCAGAATACAGTTGGAAATTGGGTTGAGTTTGTGCGAAGTAATCAACCTGCCGTAAAAAAAGAAATCCCAATAGGATATGGTGTCAAAGCTAATGTGGTTCGGAAAGGGGACGTAGTGACCTTAAGTTTAATCAGAGGCACCTATTCTATCGTCGAAGGTGAATACAAGGACTTGAGTGAGAAAATTCCCGACGGGTTCAAGCCTTGTGTGCAAACGCATTTGGTTGCTAACAAGAACAATTTAAACAGACACAAAGAATGCGCAGTGTGGCATTTTGAATCTAATGGAAATATATTTTTTTCAAACCCAAGTTTTGGAGATGCTGTCTACACAGGGACAGTCACTTACATAACCGAAGACGAATATCCAACGGTCGAAGAATAAAAGAAAGGAAAAATAATCATGTCACTTAAAATTACAAAACAACGAACAATCAACGCAGAATTTAATGTCATAGAAGAAGGAGCAACAGTTCTGGTTAAACAGACTTACATCAGCATTGACGAGAATGCAGTATCTAGTGTTCAAGAGAATCTTCTTAACGCTGAACTCTACGCTAAACATCGTCAAGAGATGCGTACAGACGAACATGCATTGCGTGACTTGCGTTATAAAGTAGAAGATGAAATCTTGGCTGATACTACTGCAGGAGTGTGATAGATGCATAAACCAGACGGCATCTTTGGCGTGTTTGAAGTTGTCAAAGATTTCTACGAGCATGGCATAGACGAACACCTCTGGGTGTTCCTGCTCATGCTTGTTATCGTTGCTGATATCGTTTTGGGCGTTTCAAGGTCATGGGCTTTCCATGAGTTTTCGAGCCGTAGGTTTCGAAAAGGATTGGTTAGCCACACGGCTATGTTGATTATCGTAACCGTGTCTTATCCGTTTATGGTTTTCATGAATCTAGGCGGTGCTATGGATG